CTCGTACTCCTCAGTGAGCACACCGTCAAGAGCAGCAGCCATCCTAATCCACTGCCGCTTCATCCTCTCGAACTTGTGCAGCAGATTGAAATCCTTGTAGTCACTACACCCTCCGACAGCATTTGGAGCGTGCTCGAATGACATTCGTAGTCTGTGTGTGTAGTGGAACAGCTCCTGCACCGGGCCCTCCTCAAGCGCAATGTCAGGGTTGGACCTGTACACTGCACTCTCTGCACCCCATAGAGCAAGACTCTCAATCAGCCAGTGTATCACTGGGCCTGGTAGCAGGAGGCGCAGCTTACCACACTCAAATTTGTCAACACCCTGCCCCACAATCTCAGGTGGGCTCGTCAGCACAGACATGAGCTCTTCAAGTGACACATTGTTCAAGTATAAGGTCTTTGTTGGTGCAAGCAGTTTGTGATACCCCTGTTCGTACTCAATAAGTCGCTTGCGCATATCAGGGGCACTGCCAGCAGTCCCTATAGAGGCAAGGTTTGCATGCACTTCGCGAGTGCTTCTGAACCGCTGTGCTTTCTTTGCAAGGTGAATGTTAGCTAACATTTCACGCATGCTGTCATCACATATGCCATCAAACAACTCCTCTGACCAGCCTGTGCGCTTGTCATATGCCACCTGTGGCCTGCCATGGATGGTTCTAGCTGAGATCTCATCTGTTGATGATCTACCAGGAAACCCAAACCGGCCTACGACTAAATTGATGTACATGAGAGAGTTGTAGTTCTCTGAGCCATCAATGCCTAGCAGTGGACACCACGAGCGCCTAGTTGCCCTGATGACAGTGTGGACTTCTTTGAAGAACTTCATCCACCACTCGAGGCCAGAGCGGTTGAGCTGTAGCCTTATAGAGGCACGAATCACAGTGTCCATGTTCGGGCAGAATACTGCACATAGAATGGCGTTGGTGAGAAACTGACCTCCCATGCCACCACTGGTGCGCACAAGACTAGTGATCAGCTGTTTGTGATCTGCAGACAAACCAGATTTGCGGCACGTCTGTAGCAGCAAGTTGAAGTTCCACTTCTCACGCTGCCGCAGCGCCTGGCTGGTGCTAGGGTAGCAAGATCTGAGAACTTTTTCACGCAACCTGCACCTGTTAGTCTGTGCTGAAAGGTAGCTGTCAACATAGGCTGATGCCACCGCAAATCGTTCAACAGTCTCTGCTTCCACTTTACCCAGATTGTTGCTTACCCTCTTTAGTGACTTGTGGATGATGCAGCCAAACTTGGCTGCTCTAGTGCAGATCACAGCCTGACTGTCCATGACACCTAAGACTCTTTGCTGAACAGTGCTCGCCCCACCGTGGGAATGGTGACTCACACTCTGTTTAACAGCTGGCTTTTTGTGCTGGACAAACCTGACGCATACCCCTTTATCTAGAGCTAGACTATACACATCAGGATGGTCAATATGTACATGAATGGCGCAGTTCTTATCATACGCAATTTGCAGCACATCATCAATGTATGGCTTGTAAACCTCCTTGATTATGCGCTTGTCTGCCACATGTTGTGGCGCAAACCGCTTTATGTACAGCTCCCTAGAGAGGTACCCTTTGTTTATATACACGCTGTGCCCGGATAGCTCCTTCATGGGCTTATTTACACTATTTACATCTTGTTTGTACATGCCATCGCTTGCAGCAGCACATATGACATCAGCATTATGGTTACTGATGTCAGTGATGTGCTCTTCTGCAAGCTCTTGGCAGGTGGAGATGATGAGGCACCCCCTCATATTGCTGGGGTGCATAATCTCCTCTTTGTGGTGCACTGAATGTGCAGTGTCTTCACACGTGTGGTTATATACAGTATCACACCAGTGCGCTGGTGGGATACACTTTGGCCTAACGCCATACATTTCTCTCAACTCTTCCCATATTATAGGGTGTTTCTTATCAACTAGCTTAGAAAGGATCCACTCAGGGATCACATCTCCAAAGCACAGCTTCACCCAATCATAAAGCACTTTTGTCTCGATTATGCCTTTGTTTTCAGCTTCAACCAAGTATTCATACATGCCACGGGAGAGGTGGGCTGCAACTGGAGTGTGTATCCAGGCAGCACTCGGGGTCTTTGTGTCACCCGACCCCCTCCGCCACTGTAGCTTGAAAGCCTGGAACATGTATTCACGTCCAAGTGGGTTGAGCTCGCCATCGGGGTGCGATCACAGGGTTGGCCTGGCAATGTCATACGCATCATACATTGCAGTTACAGGTATGGCCGTGTTCACGCCGTTCAGCACCCAGTTGGGTTTGACCTTGCCAGCAGCAGTCAAGCGCCGGCCCATGTGCTGTACATGCCCAGGTTTTATGTTGAGCGCTTCAGCGAGAAGGTGTCGCACGCCTTCAACAGCTTCCCCAGCAGTTGGC